ATACTATTAAACATACCTTGTTCCATAATCTGTATGTGCATGTTTGCATTTTAAATCGTAATTATTATAATACTTAAACTCGTTTATGGCATCTATACAAATCAACGCATCTGGAAATGCTTGTAAATAATCCTCTTGCCATCTGAAAGGATATTTTTCAATCATGCTACGTTTGTAAATTGTGCATCCAGATAAAACATGATTGGTATATTGTATGCCTTGTAGTTTATAATCGTGGAATCCCTCATAATATAAAGCACCAACCGCACCAGTATCTAATGGCATTGTTTCAATGTTTTCTAAAAGTATATCTATTGTACCCTCCGGAATAATGACGTCACTCTCTACTATTAAAAAGTATTCGTAATTAGACTTTAAAAAAATATCCCTTAAATACAAAACTGATTCTGCAACTTTTCTGTGAAATTTTGTTTCTCCAGGATGCTCTGGTATGTCTAAATTTACAATGTCGCAGTTAATAATATTTTTTAATTCCCTTGCATAATTACCGTTATCATTTGTGTTATCAACAATAAAAATATGATCGGTACTAATATTTTTTTGCAATGCATTAAAAAATTCAATATCACAATATCGTTTAACTTTATTTGTGTAAACTGCTACAAATACATTTGATTTATCCATTATTTGTCTATTTCTGCAAGTTTCTTCTGCGCCCAGGCAATACCCTCATCTCCTCCCCAAGCTAACCACATCAAAGCACCGCAATCTGTTTTTGGATCACCCTTTGAATTTTCCCTATGCCTTTCGAAACTTGACATTCTGGCAATCGTTTCTCTGCTAATGTTTTCGCCTTTAGCTATTTGATTCGCCCTTGTCCAGCCTACCAAAGTTCCGCAACCTCTATCGTTTTCTTTTTTAATATTTAAGGCTCTCCGCGCATTAGCTTTCGCCGCTTCTGGATAGTCATTGTAGCTATCAACCATAGCTACTCTAATCGCCGCCCAAACTGATTGTGCTTTTTCTTCTGTGATAAAGATACATGCACCGGATCCAATCCGATACATTCCGTTACTGCATTTAATTACTGGCATAAAGTTTTTTATAAATAGCAAACCTTCTCTTATTTACTTCTTGCAGATTGAAATGCAGATTGCAATAATCGTACAATTCATTTCCGTATTGGATCCTGGCATCCTTGTCTTTTGTCAATAACTTAATCCAGTTGTACCAATCCTTTTGAGAATTCACATAACAGACTGGCAAATCTTTATACGGATGTACGTTGCTGACAATTGCTGGATTCTTTTTTGATGCGGTTTCCAAAACCTTTAGATTGGATTTCATCGTATTGAATCTATTATCAACCAACGGAATCAGACTAATATCGGAATCACAATAAGCTGCCATGTATTCGGTAACCTGATTGTAATTATAAATTGTCGGGTTAAGTTTCAATCCATTTGTAAACGCGGAAATCATGCCATCCCAAATATGTTTCTCGCCTTTGTTATATCCAGCTATCACAGTTCTAACCGGAAAGTTTATGCGCTTCATTGGGTTTTTTAAAATGTCCAAATCCTTGCCATGTGTACCGGATCCCGACCAGAACAAGCGCAATAGATCCGAAGGCTTTTTATCTAAAATAAATTGTTCCTCTCCAAAAGGAATTGCATTCGGTAATATCTCCACGTTTGGATTCAGCTTAAATATCTCATCTGCTAATCGTTCATGAGTGCAAGTACATAAATCAGCAATCCTAATCCATGTCATAATTTGCTCAGTTACTTTGTTCGCCTTGTAGCTTTCATAAAGAATATGCGTAGGATCTAAATGCCAATAGTCATCATTGTCAACTACCAACTTAAACCCATGCTTTTTGCGCCAAGCATCCATCTGATCTGGAGTAATGTTTTGAAGCATCCGATTCATAACCACGATATCATAATTGCCATCAAAGGTTTCATCACTCACAGTATCGGTCATCATGCAGTAATCTTTTTGCATGTTTACAATAGGCATAATTATCCTATGATAACCAACTCCGCTGGTCTTTGTTGTAATTGCCAGTATTCTCATTGCTTTTCAAACCATTTGTAAAGTCTCATGATCATGTCATACTTACAATTTCCGCACCAAACGGAAAGCAGGAAATTAGGATCAAGATACAATCTGTAAATATGCTCATACATTTGCAGTACAGACAAGTCTAAATTTCTGATATAGCCATTCTTTGCACATTCATAATTGTTCTCATTAGCGATCAGCCAATCCCGATGTTCTTGTTTCATTTCCATAAACTCCACATTAATTTTGTTACAATCGGCGCACAGAATCCAGCTATGAAAATCGTGCTGGTAATTTCTTGTATCAATTCAGGTGCATAGTAATGTAATGGTGAAAGCCAGGCTGCCAGACAACTTCCACAATTGAAAGGCTTGTAATTAATTTTCCATCGAATGTGAAAGTTATGGATTTCCGTAAAAAATAGCGATGCACAGATTGCAGTTATAATTGATAAAATCATTTTTTGATATTCTTTTTAATCTCGGCTTTAGTCTTATTGATCGATCTCACAATTGACATATAAGGGATCCCGGTCTTTCGGCTTAACTCTTTCGCATTCTTTTTAAAATCTAAGGCGTATAATTTGAACAGTTCCCGATTATACCAATGAAGGTTCTGTAAATGTAATTCTATTTTTTGATAAGATTCTTCTGGATTTGATTCAACGCTTTGAACTTCATGATCATTCTCCAGTAATTCTGTATAGTTTCTGTAATTCTTAAAAAAATTACTGCGGTCACTTTTAATCATATTGAGCATAATCCGAACCATGTAATATTTAAGTTCGTTCCGCTGGTACAAGCCGATCAGCTTCTCCTCCTCCATTTCACATAGGACCAGAAACACTTCAGATTTCAAGTCCGCTTGTAACTCTACTGGCTGCATCTTTTCAAATGCCTCATTGACTGATTTTGATTCCCAAAACTCAGTTATGATCTTATTCCTAAGCATTTATTTTTTTCACTGCTTAACCACTGCAAATGTATCTCCTTTAAAAATTCTTTATGTTCTTTTTTGTCTCCAAATTTCTCATGGCATTTCCTGCATACTGCCATCAAATTATAAATATTCTCAGGCTCTTTAGTGCCTCCCATTCCTCTGCATTCTATATGATGAATATCAACTGCCTGATCCTTGCATACCTCGCAAGGTATAAAATCTGATTCATCAAATCCAAAGTACGTTAAATATAATTTAGTGTGCTTTTTCAAATGTTTTTAACTTAAATTATTGAGCGGCAAGGTGGAATCGAACCCCTCTTGCTGACTGGACGTCTGCTGTGCTACCGGTAACACTTCTGCCGCATGTTTTTTTGGATATGGTTTTGATAATGATTTACATAAATTAATTACCGATTTGTCTAATGGGTAAATATATTTAATCTTGCCTTTTGTAATATATTCAGTTGCGTTTTTATCATAATATTTATTTATAAATTCTTTTCTTGATAAGCCATTTAAACCTCCTTTACTTTTTACCCAATCTGATATTATTCTCCCATGATAACGTTTATTTTTTACAATCCAACTACTATCGGTAGTATTTTCCATAGAAGTACCTGTGTAAATCCAATTAGTGGCTTGATATATTATACCATTGTGGTTTTGATCTTTGTCTGCATAGCTAATTATTAATTTACATAATGGCATTGAAATTTTTATTAGTTTTAAACTAATTGCAAGTGATTTACTTGTGCTTTCTTGTTTTCCATTTAAAGCCATTCTAACAAGTTCTAATACATTGCCTTGATTTAATTTGTATTGAGTTGCTAAATTATTATTTGCACCAGTACCATATAAAATTACGCCGCACCATTGATTTTTATCATTAAAAACAGAATAACCAAATGTATTCACTGGTATAGATTTTGCATAATGAAAATTTAAACAAGCATATTTAATAGCTTTATTAGATGCAATTTCTAATCTCATAATTCTCCAGCTGATACTGAAAAGTAAGCTCCTTCATATTTTCTATCTAATAACTCTTGTATATCTATTTCAGCTTTTTGCAATTGTTCTGGATTTTTAAATGTTATTTTTAAAGTTGCTGGTTTATTTTTTTCATCTCCTATTAAATCATCCCCAAATGGCTCAGTATCAAAGTTAGGAACATCCAATCCCCACTCATCTAATTTATCCGCATCCCATTCATTAGCCAACTGATCCCAATCCCATTCTCCAAATCCAACGTTATCCTTAATCAGAAACTCATCCCTTTGCTCTTGTGTCCAATCATCAGCCAAAACAATCGGTAATTCCTTTAATCCTACTTCCTGAGCAGCTTTTAATCTCATGTTGCCTCCCAGTACAACATACTTATTATCAACATCCGTAAAGCATACCAGCGGTCGCTTTTCTAACATCTCTGGGAACTCTCTGATTGACTGGACTAACTTTTTAAATTTGTCATCCTTTATTATTCTGGGATTCTTTGAGTTAGCTTTTATTTCTGAGATTTTTACTTTCATGTGGTATTTTTTTAGTAAAGGTATTAAATTTCTATAATATCAAATCCATAAATCGCTTTGATCAATTTTTTCTTTAATCTGTATACTGGCAATTTCTTTGTCATTTCTGATTTTACATCAATAACCTCCTGGATTACTCCTGCCTTATAAGTGACAAAATCGGCTTTATAAAAACCGATCTTAATTCCATTAACTATTAAGTCATACTTTACTTGCATCTGAAAACTATCAATTAATTTAGCTTTTTGCTTTAGCTTCAAGATACCATAATAAGCAGCTTCCTTTTTACTGTCAAAGGT